TTCGTTTGGTTTACCTTCTTTACCCTTACGCATACGCTCGGGTTCTTTGGAATATCCACGAATCTGGGTGACATTATCTCGTTTCATATTCTGCAAGATGATCTCACCAAACTCGGGAAGAATACCTGTCTTTTGATGTAGAGCTAATGACGCTGTTTTTAGATTTCGTAGTCCACGCCTGTAATCTACCATAATCTCTACAGCAGCTTCCCGATCTTCATCATTCATTTCTGGGGTTTCAATGTTAACCATTCTCTCGCTTGTTCTCCTAGAACTTGTGCACCTATATCTATTTTATCTCGTAACGATTTAACAATCTTCTCGTCAATAGATCCTTCAGTTATCATATCAATATAGGTGACATTGTTTTTCTGACCAATTCGATGTGCTCGATCCTCACTCTGGATTCTTGTCTCCAGGTTAAAATCATTTGCATAATATACCACAAGGTCGGCTTCGGTCAGAGTCAAACCATATCCTGCGGTAGCTGGATTCCCGACAAAAAACCGCAGTTTAGAGTCGGGTGATTGAAATTGTTTCACGATATTGTTTCTATCGTCATCTGTCGTATCTCCATAATAAGAGGCAACACTTTCTTCACCATACGTTTCAGCTAAAACTTTGGTGATTTGGATTATATCATATCTGAAGCGGGACCAGATAATTACTTTACCATCGTGTTCTTCAAGAATTTCTTTGAGTGCATCCACCCGACGGGACGGAAAGTATATTGTATCTCCGTCATCTGTTTTAAGGTGCCCTGACATAACCTGTTGCAAGCGCAGCAGCTGAGTAATTACAGCCGGAGCCGTAACAAGATCCCCTGACTCAAGCATCACTATGGCAGTGTCCTGAATACTTTTATACATCTTTGCTTGCTCGTCGGTTAGACCGATATATCTCACAGTATATATTTTGTCTGGTAGATCCAAACAATCTTTCTTAAGCACCCGAAACGAATAGCGTTCTATCCGCTCAGTTAGTTCATCGAGGTTTTTAAAACCGACTATCTGTTGAAAAGAATGAGCACCCATTGTCCGGCGATTGATCACTGCGTACCGACCTTGAAAAGCATAAAAGCTTTCAAACCCAAGCAAACCAAGACGAAGGAACTCACTTTGAGAATATATATCCATAGGGCTTTTTGTAATTGGAGAACCAGTAAGCAACCTTCTATACTGGAATCCCGCTGCAATCTTAAGAAGTGATTTAGTGCGCTTGGCTTTATGATTCTTGATTGTCGTTGATTCGTCTATGGCTATCAAACCACGACCCCCGAATCTTCGCGCTAACCATTTGCCTGCATTCTGACCTTTGACCGTAGAAAAAGATTCAACATTTATAACAAAGATAGTTAGACCATCAAACTTATCTGCCACAGATTTGAGTTCTTTTTGTTGTGTTTTATTTGGGGAAGATACCCACCGGATTACCCGATATGTTACATCGTCTGACATATGTTCGGGGATTTCTTTTGACACCCAGTTACGATACACACCCTTTGGAGCAATGATCAACGCAAACTCAAGACCATAGTTTAAATACAACATACCTATATTGTCGATCAAAACCTTTGACTTACCAGTACCCATCTCCATAAAGAAACCAAACTCATGCTTGTTCCAACCTTGCTCGAGGGCTTTAACCTGGTGGTCAAATGGTTTTAATTTAAATTTGTAGTTGACACTCATCACATACCTCCACTATTGTCTACAATACGGAAGACACAATCCCGTGTCAACCAACTCTAACCTGAAGAGGATGTACTTAAAATGTCAGTACTAGAAGAAATGTTTGATGAATCGGGAGCTCTCGATAAGGTCGAACTAGGGACAAGTAAAAGCTTGTCTGTATTAATTGGCGAAATGCGTAGACTTGAAGATGATATTCAAGCTGCGGAAGAACACGTCAAAGAACTCAAGAGAGAACTAAAAGGTTACTCACACGAAAAGATACCTGCACTCATGGATGAAATGGGGACAGAATCCTTTACTACAGATGAGGGTGTAACCGTTGCGGTAAAAAATGTAGTTCATGCGTCTCTTACTCAAGAAAACAAAGAACAAGCCTTTGCATGGCTTCGTCAACAAGGACTTGATGACATCATTAAGAACGATGTGGTCATCACGTTTGGCAAAGGCGAGGACAATATTGCAGGAGACTTTGTTGGTCAGTGTGAAAAACAAGGACTGCATACAAATGCAAAAACATATATTCATCCCTCCACGCTTAAAGCTTTTGTAAAGGAGCAAGTATCAGAGGGTAAACCAATAGATCTAGACTTATTCGGCGCATACATTGCAAACGTCGTACAAATTAGGAGGAAAGCGTGATGGATAATTTTGAAGAGCAGATGGAAGATCGTTTGATCGAACAGCAGATTGAAGACGAACTTCAGACTCTCGCGGAACTTGAGGCTGATATGAACACGGTTCAGAAGGCTGCATACGCGCACTTGTCAAAGGGAAAGAACATGGCAAAGGAACGTATCGCTTTGATCAAAAATATTCTTAGTGATTATAAATATGAGGTAAAGAACAATGAGTAATGCAGTAGCAAAAACAAAAGGTGTAGAGGTATCTACCGAGGTCGTAGTTGATATGTTTGAAGACGGAGCAGAAGGTGCTGTGTTTGCAGCGGATGATCTTCTGATACCGAGACTTCAACTTGCACAAAAGATGTCACCAGAACTGGATGAGAATGACGCAAAATATATAGATGGGATCAAGGCAGGGAACTTTTTTAATTCTGTGTCTAGAGAAATCTACACTGAGTTTGATGTCATTCCATGTCATAGTAGAACCTCATATACAGAATGGGTGCCAAGAGACCAAGGAGGCGGTCTTGTAGCGGAACATGAGGCTGACAGTCGTGATGTAAAGGGTGCGGAAACACATGTGTCGGATGATGGCAAACGTAAAGACCTGATGCAGAGTGGTAATGAGTTAGTTATCGCGGATGAGTTTTACGCTTTCATTGTCAAAGAAGACGGAGACTATGAACCCGTGCTTATCTCTATGAAAAGTTCCCAACGAAAGGTGGCTAAGAGATGGCGTACTCTGATCAGTATGAATAAGGCTCGTAATCCAAAGACGAACCAACTTCAGAGTGTAGCTATCTACAGCACACTATGGAAACTGACCAGTGTTACAGAAGCAAATAAAAATAATGATAAATACTCTAACTTTGCTGTCCAAAAGATCGGACCCATAACCGCAGACAAGCAAGACTTGTATCATGCAGCAAAGCAGTTTCGTGAGAGCATAATTGCAGGCGAAGTAAAAGCAGTTCAGGAAGAAGATGTTTCATCTTCTAAAACAACTGATGAGAATCAAAGCGGATCACCCCTAGATAAGGACGATGAAGTCCCGTTCTAGTCGCTTTGTAGGGGTGGTATCTCCTATTACCACCCCTTTTTTTAATCTCATTAGGAACCTAGCATGTCAGCAGCAAAAAGAATGCTTGCCGCTTTTGAAGGTTCAAAGGCAGCGCACGGCACAACTAAAGTCGGAAGAATAGGTCGTAACGGTAAAGCAGAGGCAGATAGCCGGATTGTACGACAACCTCTTACCGAAGAATTAATGCAAGGTCACATTGATGGAAAGTTAGGTATCGGGGCGATCCCGATCAATGCGGATAATAAATGCAAATGGGGAGCATTGGATATAGATGAATACGATCTGGATCATAATGCACTTCAAACAAAGATAAGAAAACTAGAGCTTCCGTTATTACATTGCAGGTCAAAATCAGGCGGAGCGCATTTATATTTATTCGTAGATGATTACATCGATGCGGCAATATTTAGAGAATATCTGTTAGAGATATCAATCGCGCTTGGACAGTCAGGATGCGAAATGTTTCCAAAACAGGATAGGATACTCGTTGATCGAGGGGACGTAGGTAATTTTATTAATCTACCCTATCAGAATGCGGATATGACACTTCGATACTGTTACAATAAAAACTCTGAAGCCATGGATCTTCAAGAGTTCTTGGATACTGTAGATAAAAATCGCGTTAAGATATCTGATTTAGAGAAATTAAAGTTCTCCGCGAAACGCGAGTATTTCAAAGATGGACCTCCATGTCTTGCTCACATCTTTGCGGATGGACCTACTGGAGAGGAAAGAAACAAGACTCTTTTTCAAATAGGCGTTTATTGTCGTAAGAAGTTTGGAGATGATTGGGAACCAGAAGTAGAAAAACAAAACAGGCAGATGTTTACAACACCTTTGGAAGCCAGGGAGGTTGTTGGAATTACTAAATCTTTAACTAAAAAAGATTATAGATATACNTGTAAACAAGAACCGTTCAAAAGTTTCTGTGATCCCGAGTTATGTGCAATGAAACAATACGGCATAGGAGACATGGGAGAGACTATGCCACAAATAGGTGGCCTGACGATATTACTGTCAGAACCACGTTTGTACTTTATGGACATTGGTGGGGGTAGGATTCAGCTATCAACGGAACAGCTGCAAAACCAATTGCTTTGGCAACGTGCCTGTATGGAACAAATACAAATGATGCCACCTACGATGAAGCCACAACAATGGCAAAGATTAGTTTCAACCTTAATGGGTAATGCTACACAACTAGAAGCGGAACCAGAGTTGACGTTATCTGGAAGATTTAAAGAACATCTAAAAGAGTTTTGTACAAGTCGGATCAGAGCTATGGAACCCGAAGAAATGGAAATGGGTAAACCATGGACAGAGAATAATAAAACGATGTTCAAGATGTCAGGACTCATGGAATATCTTCATAACAGAAGATTTACTCATTACAGTCCTGCACAGGTTCAAGAGCAAATCAAAGCATTAAACGAAGATGAAAATTGTCATGGGCACCAAGCAATCGTTAGAGAAGACGGTAAGAGAAGCACGATTCGAGTGTGGTGGGTTCCTGCTTATGATGAACAAGAAATTAAATTAGACGCAAAGGAGTTTGCTAAAAATGACATCCCCTTCTAATAGATTACTTCGAGTGGGGGAAGTTGCTGCACTGCTCGGAGTTTCTAAATCATACATATATAAACTTTCTCACGTTGGAGATTTCCCAAAGCCTATCGTGCTTGGGGACGAGACAAACCGTAGATCTTCTAGTCGGTGGGTTCTCTCTGAGGTTGAGGATTGGGTAAACGCTAGACCGAGAGGAAAAGTTGATGAGCGTTGAATTAATTCTTGGGCCACCAGGTACTGGCAAAACTTATACACTTGTTGAAAAAGTACGAGAATATTTGCAGAATGGTGGGCACCCTTCAAAACTGGGCATGGTATCTTTTACAAGGAAAGCGGTAGAAGAAATGCTTGAGCGTCTTTGCGCTGAGTTTAACCTCGAACCAAAAGACTTTCCGTATGTTAAAACCATGCACGCTTTGGGATTTGCGGGTCTAGGACTAACAACAAAAGATATAATGGATAAAGAGGACTACGGAGTTATAGGAGAGTCCCTAAGTTTAAGCTTCAAGGGAATGTCGTCTACACATACCGAAGACGGTCTACCGATCAATTCTGTTAAAGGCACAGGGGCACAGTATCTTCGTTTAATTGCACGTTCTCGTTTGCGTAAGACTACTTTAGAACAAGAGTACCGAGAAGCAGAAAATTTTGACCTAAACTTTTCAAAGCTGCGACAACTCAAAGACACGATGATTAATTATAAATCTACATATGCAAAATTTGATTATGAAGATATGATTGAAGTTTATATTGAGACAGTGGATCCTCCCTATCTTGAGTTATTTATCGTAGACGAGGGTCAGGATCTATTACCCTTACAGTGGGAGATGCAACAGAAGATATCCGAGAACAGTGATCATACGATTATAGCAGGAGACGATGACCAAGCTATTCATCGTTGGGCAGGAGTTGATGTAAAGTTGTTTATGAACAGCACATCTAACATTACGGTTTTGAATCAGTCTTATCGTTTGCCCCATGAGATTTGGGCTTTGGCTAATAAAATATCTAAGCGCATACATGATAGATTACAGAAAGACTTTGAGCCTCGTGAACTAGGGGGCGAGGTGCAAACTGTTATGCACCTTACAGATATACCCTTGGATCAAGGATCATGGACATTGATGTCTAGGACAAATAGTTTTTCTCAAGACATAGCTTACGAGTTAGAAGACATGGGATACTTTTATTCTTTAAAAAATAAGCCCTCTGTTCCATTAGATCAAGCAAAAGCTATTCATGTGTGGAGAGAACTACAGGCAGGAAAAAAGGTAGACTTATCTAGGGTAAAAGAGTTTTACTCTACAGTGCCAAAGAAAGGAGACTTTGCTGTAGTTAAGTGGGGGTCTGCTAAATTGTTAGATGCAGTACCGCCAGACGGATTGCTTACATATGAAGAATTGTCAGGTGATTTTGGTTTGTTGGCACCCAAAGAACGGGATGAGTACAGTATAGTACGTGTGGGTAGTGATATGGAACAATACATCCGTTCCATTGAGCGCCGAGGTCAGGATATCACAAAACCTCCAAGAATCAAGGTATCTACTTTTCATGCTATGAAAGGAGGCGAAGACGACAACTGCGTAGTTTATACAGGTAGTACCTATAAATGCGTTGAAGAAAACGATCCTGATGATGAGCATCGAGCTTTTTATGTTGCCATAACAAGAGCCAGAAAACGTTTATATCTTTTGGAATCAAACAAGAAGTATAGGTATATAGTATGAATCGAAGTGAATTACTAGATCAGGCAAAAAAACTAATAAATGGTCCAAGAGCCAAGGACTACGGAGACGCATACGACAACCACCAGAGAATAGCAGACGGATGGAATGTTATTGTGAATGCAGCGGAGGGTAACCTCACTCCTGCTCATGTTGCTTTAATGATGGATTGGGTGAAGACGGCTCGATTACTAGAAACCATGGATCACGAAGACTCATGGATCGATAAATGTGGATACTCTGCCCTTGGTGGAGAGCATACAAAAAGGCAGAAAAACAATGCAGGATGATCTGTTCGGTAAGAGTGCAGTAACTTACCAGATAAAGAACGAAATGGATTTGATAGAGAAGGACTGGAATGTACCACCAGAGTTTCCAGATTTACGGAACTATAAAGAAATAGCCGTTGACTTAGAGACATGCGATCCTAACCTTAAAACGTTAGGCCCTGGATGGGCGCGTAAAGACGGATATATTGTTGGAGTAGCGGTAGCCGCAGGAGACTGGTACGGATACTTTCCCATACGGCATTCAAAGGGTCAGAACGTAGATCCAAAGATGGTTCTTAAATGGCTAAAGCTTCAGATGGAAACACCAGACATAGATAAAATCATGCACAATGCCACCTACGATGCAGGGTGGTTACGTGCAGAGGGCATAGAGGTGCAGGGTAGAATCATCGACACTATGATTACAGGAGCCTTGGTAGATGAGAACAGGTTTAGTTACGCATTAAACTCTCTAGGTAGAGACTACTTAGGTGAAACAAAGAACGAGAGACTGCTACGTGCAGCAGCTAAAGAGTTTAACGTAGATCCCAAAGCTGAGATGTACAAACTCCCACCAAAGTATGTTGGAGCATATGCAGAGCAAGATGCTGCTTTGACCTTACGCCTGTGGAACCGTTTGAAGGTAGAACTACAAGATCAAGACCTGTGGCACATATGGAAGCTAGAGACGGGTTTGATTCCCATGATGCTAGATATGAAGTCTCAAGGTGTTCGTGTTGACCTTGATCAAGCAGATCGAGTTAAGCAAGAACTTCAGAAGAAAGTTAAGATGCTCAAGTCGTTTATTAAGAAACGCGATCTGATGACGGGGGCACGGTAACAGGTAGATTCTCCAGTTCAAACCCAAACCTTCAGCAAATTCCGGCACGGGACAAAGAGTTGAAAGCAATGATTCGGGGCTTATTCATTCCAGAAGATGAATGTAAGTGGGGATCCTTTGATTATTCAAGCCAAGAACCAAGACTCTTGGTACACTTCGCGGCAAGCTTTGAAAAACGGCACCATATGGTCGATAAGATTGTGGAGGAGTATCACAAGGGTGATGTGGATCTTCATCAAA